CATTAACAGGAGTAAAATAATGGCAACACAAAATGAACTACAAGAACAACTAAAGAAAGCAAAAAAAGAATTAAGAGAAGCAAGGGAAGAAGTCAAAGAAGCTAAGATTAGGGAACAACTCTACCTTGAAAGATTAGATAATTGGGCAGAAAAAAATCAAGCTTTACACAGAGAAATATCAGGTATGACTATGGATGATGTTGCAAGAAAGCAAAGAGCAAAAGCAGAATATAAAGAAAAATATGCTAAAGATATTGAGATAGCAGAAACATTTGACAAACAATCACAAGTAAAGTTAAACAGTAATTTAAATGGCATCACAAACGGATAAAATAAATAAACTTGATAAAGAGATAGCCTTAATACAAAAGGATATCCAAGTTATCAAAACAAACCATCTCAAGCATATTGAAGCTGATATCCGTAATATAAAAATTGTTGGTTATACTGTTGCTGTAGGTGTTTTTAGTCAATTATTTATGCTTGTTAAAGACTTACTTCTTTAATGTCTAAAATTATATTCCTATTAGGGTGGTTTTGTCTTAATGGTGAATGTGTCAGTGTAAACGAAAAACACCAATCTGTAGAGGATTGCAAAATTCAAGGAATGCAATTAAAGTCTATGTTAGATGAACAAAATATTCGTAAATATTTTTTATCCTGTATTGATATCAACCCAACCACTTACTAGAAAACCATCTTTCTAAGATGGATGAGAAGCAACAAAAGGGTGTAGCATCAGAACTTATTGCTGAATATTATCTTACCAAAGCAGGATATTTTGTTTATACCAAAAAATCAGTTCAATCCGCAGTAGACTTAGTAGCCATCAAACCAGATACAGGGGAAATTCTTTTAGTAGATGTTAAAACCGCTAGTATTAGAATGAGCGGTGCTAGGATGGGTTCTACTATCCGCAGGGTATTATCAGACGAACAAAAACGCCTTAATGTCAATTTGTTATATGTTTATGAAAATAAGATGTGCGAATTGATTAGTTATGAAGGTGATAATATAATAACGACCATTCTCAATGAAGTATTAGATTAGGAGGCAGAATGAGAATAATTAAAGTAGGAAAAGAAATACGACTAACAATGACGAATGAAGAAAAAGAAGAAATAACGGAAAGAAATAGCTTAGATATGCACATAGGTTATTTAAATGTCTTACAACAAGACATCAGTAAGATTTTGACAGAATTACTCCCAAAGGTTAAAAAGAAGAATGGATATTGATAAATTATGTGCTTCAATTCTGAAGCACGAAGGTAGCAACAAAGATAAAGATGGGATGCATGTGCCTTATAAAGACACCGCAGGATTGTGGACTATCGGATATGGACATATGGTGACTAAAGATGAAATGGCTAATTTTAGTCCTGACAATAGATATAGTGAAGATGAAGCTATAGAGATTTTTAAAAGAGATGTGAATGTTTCTATTGATGGTGCAAAAGTTTTTATTGACCCCAATTCAATTCCTGAAGATAAATTTTTAATTATTGTGGAATTATGTTTTTGGATGGGTTTACCTAGATTGCTTGGTTTCAAAATGGCTCGTAAAGCCTTGCAAGAAAAAAACTGGAATGAATGTGCTGACCAATTACTAGATTCTAAATTAGGTAGAAGTCCAGTAAGAGGGATTGTTAAAAGAATAACAGAACTTAGTAATAGAATGAGAAAACAATAATGTTAAATAAATTATTAGGTGGCGGTTTAGTAGATAGTGTTGGAAAGATAGTTGATGAACTCCACACATCAGAAGAAGAAAAAGCACAAGCAAAAATAAAGCTTAAAGAATTAGATAACGCATTAAACAAAGCACAGACAGATATAAATTTAGCTGATGCAAAATCTACTGCAACAGGACTAGGTGGACTACTACAAAGAATTTGGCGACCCCTGATTGGTTTCAGTTGTGCCTTAGCAATCTTTTGGGAATTTGTTTTAAAACAATTTATTATGTTTTTCCTTGCAGTATTTGAAGTTGAAACTTTACCATTGCCAACTTTAGATATGGGTGTTTTAATGCCATTGGTCATGAGCCTTTTAGGCATGGCTACACTCAGGACGTATGAGAAACAGAAAGGTATAAGCAAATGAAAAAACTTATTTGGAAACCTATAGAAGCACTCCTTGATTGGGCAGACCCTTATTGGACTTGGTCTAATCTATGGAAGTTAATTGTTGTGTTAGTGATTGTCTATTGTGGACATAACTTAATGCACTAATGATTACCACCACCGCCACCCTATCAGTTTTAATCAAACCTAGAATAATCGGTAGTAAAGGTAGAACATTTAAAAAATTAACTTTTGGTAAAATACCCATTAAGAAACCCAAGCTAAGAATAGGTAAATTAAAAAAGGCGAGATGATTAAAACCTCGCCTTTAAATATATACACAAACTTTTCCTTTCGTTTGTTAGGATTATTATAGTGAAAAAAAAAACTGAAACAATACTCTACTTAGAATTTTACGACCATTCATCATCCACCAACTCTTGGCAAGAATACAAAGAAATTTTAGCTGACCTAAACCCTGAAAATAACATTATGAAGGTAGTAGGCAAACTCCTAGAAGAAACGGATATAGCTTATAAATTAACTACTATGTGGGGGGAAGATTGTGCAGGTTCTGGACATTCTATTATTAAGTCCACTATTGAACGAGAACTAAGGTGGGAAGTACCCATAATTATACCCAAAAAACCGTTTTTAAGGCACTTACAGTAGGCTTTTAATCTTTTTGTGAGGTTATAGTGGGGTGACTGTTAAAATCACCCCACACAGGAGGAATAGTGTTAAAAGAAAATGTTTTAAACTAAAAACACTAGCTAAAATCTAGCAATTTATAGAGATAATTCAATTCCCAAATAATTATAAAAATATTTATAAAAAGATTTGACAAATAGTTATAAATAAATTATAAAATAGATATGAACAAAAACACAGGAGAAACTAAAATGACTACATTTGACAAAGTATCAATGCTCAACAACATTGAAGTTAGAGAAAAACCAAATGGTAATATTATCTTTTGGAATATTGACAGTGATATTCAATTAAACGCTATTCCTAGTGTTAGCGGTAAGTTTGGCGAATATCTTTTATTTCAAGAAGATAGAAAAGATTTATCAAAATTTATAAAAAATAAATCTGAGTTATTTGAATATATTAAGGAGGTACAATAATGTTTAACTTAGTAATAACTACATTTGCACACATAGGAATGATTGCAGGGTTCTTATGGTTAATACACGAGTTATATTTAATATGGGAAAGGAGGAAATAATGAATAATTACGAATATGAATGGCAGATAGTTTATCCAGATAACATTTTTTATTATAATGAACTTTCAGAAGTTGATTGGGAAACTAGAAAATCTTTTGGAAAATTTCATTTAAGATTAGTTAGGTATAATTGGGGTGGCAAAGATGAAAGAAGAGAAGCATCAGTTATTAATGGAAAATTAGAAGATAGGTTTGATTTAGATTTAGCTGACTTAGGTGGAACAACACCATTAGTTCCAAACAAATTTCACAATGAATTAAACGAATTTAGAAAGGAGGTAAGTAATGACTAAAATAACAATAGAGGAAAAAAGAAAACGTAATTTAGAAAATGTTAAAAGATGGAGATTAAAAAATCCAGAGAAGGTAAAGGAACAAAGAAAAAGAGAATATCAAAAATTAAAAAATGACCCTGTAAGATATGCTGAAAAATTAAGAAAGCATTATATCTATAAAAACAAACCAGAGAGAAAAGAAATAGAAGAAAAATATAGATTAGAAAGCATAAAAAAATGGTTTAAAAAACAATGGAATACAAACACAGAATTTAGAATAAAAAATATTTATAGAACCAGAATAAGACAAGCTATTATAAAAGGTTTTAAATCTGGGAGGACTTTAGATTTATTAGGTGTTAAAGATATGCAAATAGTTATCTCACACTTACAAAAAAAATTTAAAGAAGGAATGTCTTGGGATAATCATGGTGAATGGCATATTGACCATATTATTCCTTGTGCAAGTTTTGATTTAACAAAAGAATCAGAACAAAAGAAATGTTTTCATTATACAAACTTACAACCTCTTTGGGCTAAAGATAATATTCTCAAAGGTTGTAAATTAGATTGGGAAGGAGGTAAGTAATGACTGACATCAAAGCTAGAATACTAAAGTTTGGTGGTAAACAAACAAGTACAGAAATGTTTACGACCATTAAAGTAAGAAAAAAAGATGTTGTTAAGATTAGAGAAACTTTAAAACAAATGGGTTTGTCTATGACATTAACAGATGCTTTTACGTTTGCAGTAAACAATACATTTGGAGGAAAATAATGAAAGAAGATGTATGCAAAATATGTTTAGGAAATGATTATTATATTGATGAAGATAATCATGTTAATCAATGTCCTGAATGTGTAATTCAAGGTTATAAAGACGAACAGGAGGATATACCCAATGAAACCAGAACTAAAACCCTTTATCCCATTAATAGCTAAGTTGTATATTAATTATGGATATAAGCATTATCCCTTATGCAGATTTAAACAGGAGGAAATAGATGTTAAAGTTATTAGTGAGTATGTTGCTAATAGTATCTTGCACTTACACTCCGATAAATGATAGCAGGGGTAATCAAGGTGAGAAAAAAGCATTTCGGTTTACAGATGATTTGCAAACTTGCAAAAGTATTGCTAAAGAAAATACATCTGATGTTATTGAAGCAACTAAGGTTGTCTATAACTGGTATGTGCGACCCTCACTTCTTTGGTTTCCAGATAAGTGGGAATACGACTATAAACGAATGGTAAATAAATGCATGACTAATAGGGGTCATAGTATATTATCAAATGACTAAGACAGGAGGTCTAAAATGTCAAAACTACTAGAGGCGTTAGAAAACGCTAAACGAAACTTCAATACTTTAGAGAAAAGTGGAAAGAATGCTTTTTTTAAAACACAAAATGGTGTTCATACTTATTCTACATTAGAGGATATTTTTAAATCTTGTAAGGATGCACTTTACGACAATAAATTATCTTTGCATTACACTCTAAACTTTGAAGATAACATTCAGTATTTAACAACAACAATAACTCATGTTGATACTGATGAATCCATAAACTCTAAATCAGCTATCGGTACAATTCAAAGTACACCCCAACAAATCGGAAGTGGTATTACTTACTTTAGAAGATATCACATTCAATCAATGCTGAACTTAGAAGCAGATTTTGATGATGATGGAAACATAGCATCAAACATCAAACAACAACCAACAACACAAACCAAAGGAGGTTTATAAATGGCAAATTGGTTAAATTTATTTAAGAACGATAGAAAGACAGAAGGTGATAATCAACCACTATATAAAAATGCAAAAGTTGTATTTGATAGTGATGTCACTTTAACCGCAGGTATTCCATACGAAGTAGCTTTATGGAAGAAAGACCAAACTAATAATGGGAAGCCTACGGATATGGTTTCAATTAAAATTGAAGCTAATACATTTTTAATTAATGAAGGTGAAGTTAAGGTAGAGAAAACTGACAAACCGCCGTTCTAAAATAATTAAGGATAAGAAATATATGCAGTGGGTGGTAGAAAATCACCCCTGCTATATTTGCAACTTAGAAGGAAGATTAAATTATTCTCAATTACAATTTCATCACTTGCAAGGTAAGTACCGAGTAGGTGCTATGATTAGAGATGACAGTGTAGGAATACCATTATGTTTTACTTGTCATTCTATCTTTCATAAAAGAGGTGAAAGGTTATATTGGGAAGAAATAAACATAGACCCAAAAGTCTATGCAGATGAACTCTGGGAGGAGTATAATGAAACTAGAAAACTTTAAGAAATGGGATTTATTGCCAATGAGTCCTTCAAAATTAAATGGCTACAGAAATTACGTCTGTCAATTTATTATAGAAAAAATCTATAAAAGATTAGGCACTTCATCACCTGCCGCATTTGCAGGGAATACAGTTGAACCTATGCTATACGATTATTTAGTAGGTAAAAAAATAGACGAAAAAAAATATTTAAATAATTTTTTAAAAGAAACCTTAGATTATCCAATTAGAGGTGATGTAGAAAAATATTTAGATTTAATACCTAAGATGTTTGAACAATCCAAAGCATTTAGAGATGTGGTAGCTGATAAAGAATTACATTCTTATCAAGAAGAATTGTTTACTGAAGTTTTAGGAATACCATTTAGAGGTTTTAGCGACTTTGTTTTTAAAGATGTCAATAAACTCTATATGTATGACTTAAAGACTAAAGGCAGAATGAGCGTCAACCATTATGATAAATTACAGCAGTGGTTTTATAGAAAGGCATTATGTGAGACTTACCAAATGGAAGTTGAATGTTATTTGTTTATCGTCACTCCTGCTAAATCACATCTTGAACCTATAGAATTTACTGAGGAATATGAGATTGAGATTAACAATGGGTTAAAAAGCATGAATAAAGTTTTAGAGTTATGTAATACACCGAAAGACTTTGCTTATATCTACCAACCTAAAATGGATGATTTCATTTGGCGTAGTAAACATTTATATCAAGCTAGAAAAGAGATTTGGGGGATTTAATGTTTAATAAAGATAACAGATTTGACCTTGATTTAGCAAAAGCTGAAATAAGAGAAAAAGAATTAAGAGATATTATAGGTAAATATAAATTAGAAATTAAAACTGATTCTATTTGGAAAAAATCTAGAAAGTTAGCTATTGAATTTAAATCTAGAGGAAAGCCATCTGGAATATCTACCACCCAAGCTGAATATCACGCCTTTATCTTAGATGCTAACGGATTTACGGAAGGGATTATATTTATCCCTACTGAGAAACTAAAAATATTGGCTAGAAGATATCTAAAA